CCCATTTACAGAATCAAATCCCCAATCAAAAGGAATCAAATGGCAGGCGTGAAGGGTCGGAGCGGTGGGAAGCGGGTGAACGCGGGCAGGAAGGCTGGCCCGAAGCCTGAGCAGGCTGTGAAGGCTCAGGTTGATGCTGCCCGAGCCGCTGATGCTGCGCGCCAGGATGCGCCGGCTGTCGATGCTGTCGCTGATCCTGTCCTGCGCGCCGATGGTTCTATCCGCAAGATCGGGGACGGACCGCGCGACCCGCTGGAATTCCTAAAGGATGCCCTGAACGATCCGACGGCGCCATTCAAGGATCGGATCAGGGCCGCGATTGCTGCGGCGCAGTACGTGCACACCAAGACGCATGACGGCGGGAAGAAGGAAGCCAGGCAGGCCGCAGCCGACAAGGCTGCACAGGGTGGGAAGTTCGGGGCCAGGCCGGCACCGCTGAAGGTGGTTGGTGGCAAGACCTGAATGGTCAACGGCGTGCCCGGACTGGGAACGCCGGATTGTTGCTGGCGAGTCGTTGATCCCATGCGCGCCACTGTTCCCGAGTGAGGCTCAGGCTGGTCTGGACGTCTACAGGCAGCTGCGGGCGGTCGATGTGGCCGGATCGCCGACGTTGGGCGAAATCAGTCGGCCATGGATCATGAACTTCGTGGCCGCCATCTTCGGGGCCTATGACCCGGAGTCCGGGCGGCGCCTGATTCGTGAGTTCTTCCTGCTCATCAGCAAGAAGAACAGCAAGAGCACCAGCGCAGCCGGGATCATGCTGACCTCGCTGCTGTTGAACTGGCGCGAGTCTGGCGAGATGGGAATCCTGGCGCCGACGGTTGAGGTAGCGTCCAACGCATGGAAGCCAGCGCGAGACGCGATCGCAGCTGATGAGGAACTGTCCGACCTGCTGCATGTGCAGGACCACATCAGGACCATCACGCACCGGCACACGAAGGCCACGGTTCAGGTGGTCGCGGCAGACAGTGAAGCTGTGGCCGGAAAGAAATGGTCTGTCACGCTGATCGATGAACTTTGGCTATTTGGTAAGCGCGCGAACGCCGACAAGATGCTGCTGGAGGCCACAGGAGGCATGGCCAGCCGGCCCGAGGGCTTCGTGATCTACCTGAGCACTCAGTCTGATGAGCCGCCTGCCGGCGTGTTCAAGGAAAAGCTGGAGTACGCCAGAAACGTCCGAGACGGCAAGATCCACGACCCGGCATTCCTTCCGGTCCTGTACGAGTTCCCACAGGCGATGCTCGAGCGCAAGGCCGATCGTGATCCGAAGAATTTCTACATCACCAATCCGAACCTGGGTGCGTCGGTGGATGAGGAGTTCCTGGAGCGCGAGCTGCGCAAGGCCCAAAGCGATCCGGCCAAGATGAGCATCTTTCTGGCCAAGCACCTGAACGTGCAGATCGGCCAGTCACTGCGCGCCGACCGCTGGGCCGGTGCCGAATTCTGGGAGTCCGCAGGGGTTGCCCTGGTGGACCTGGACTGGTTGCTGGCTCATTGCGAGGTGGTCACGATAGGGATCGACGGGGGTGGGTTGGATGACCTGCTGGGGTTGTGCATCCTGGGTCGCGAGCGGGGCACACGTCGCTGGGTAGCCTGGTGCCATGCCTGGGCACATGAGATCGTGCTCAAGCGCCGGCAAGAGATCGCATCCGCCCTGCATGACTACCAGTCAGACGGCGATCTGACCATCGTCGAGACGCCCGGCCAGGACGTTGCCGAGGTGGCCGCCCTGGTGTGCCGGGTACGTGATGCCGGCCTGCTGCCCGAGAAAGCAGGCATCGGAGTGGACGCCGCGGGCATCGGTGACATCGTGGATGCGCTGACCGCGCCGGGCTGCGACATCGACCTGGAGATGATCGTAGGAGTCTCGCAAGGGTGGAGGCTGAACGGCGCCATCAAGACAACAGAGCGCCGGGTGGCCGGCGGACAGTTGATCCACGGCGGCCAGCGGCTCATGGCCTGGGCCGTCGGCAACGCCAGGACTGAGGCCAAAGGCAACGCGGTCACGATCACGAAACAGGTCAGCGGGTCCGCAAAGATCGATCCGCTGATGGCGCTATTCGATGCCGTCTACCTGATGGCGCTGGACCCGGAGCCGGCGCGCAAGGAATACCAATTGATGTTTGCCTGACTGGCGAACGCGATCAACACACAGACCCGCCCACCGAGGCGGGTTTTTCATTTGAGGCCCGCAATCGCGGGCTTTTTGCATTGGAGCCCACCATGCCTGACAAAACGCCATACAAAGCGTACTCACTGCTGGACACAAAAGAGTACCAAGACGACAAGCAAATCCTGACCGGGATCGCTACGTCTGCTTCGGTTGATCGCATGGGCGACATCATCGAAATGGATGGTGTCGAAGTCGCCTCAGACATCCCGCTTTTCCTGTACCACGACTCGACCAAGACCGTGGGGCGAGCGAAGTTCGGAAAGCCAACCAAGAAGGGCATTCCTTTCGAGGCGAGGATGCCAAAGGTCATGGAGGCCGGCGCGTTGAAGGATCGCATTGACGAGGCCTGGCAGATGGTGCGCTACGGACTGATCACGGCCGTCAGCATCGGATTCAACGCTCGGGAATACAGCTTCATCGAAGGCGGCGGCGTCCGCTTTACCGGCGTCGAAGTGTTGGAGCTTTCTCTCGTGCCCGTCCCTGCGCAGCCAGACGCCGTTATCCAAGGCATCAAGAGCGGCGATCCCGCAGCCCGTGCTGCGCTCATTTCTCAAATCAAGTCGCTCGATCAAGAGCAGCGCCGCGCCGCGTCAGGTGCAAGAGCGCTGCCGGTCGTGCGACTGGATCCGCTGGACCTCTCCAGCAAATCAATTCCCGGCGTCACGGGGCAAGCAACGACGCGCCGCAAAGGCGTCGTCTACCTCAACCGATGACTCAAGGAAATTGAAATGAAAACGATCACTGAACAAATCGCCGCTTTCGAGGCGAAGCGTGCCGCATCTGCCGGCCGCATGAACGAACTGATGTCCAAGTCTGCCGAAGAAGGCCGCACCCTGGACGAGACCGAGACGCAGGAATACGACGGCCTGGAGGCTGAAGTCAAGGCTGTGGACCAGCACATCACGCGCCTGAAGCGCCACGAATCCACCATCGTCGCCAGCGCCACTCCCGTGACCAAGGCCGTCGGTGAAGATCCCGCTGCCGCTGCTGCTGCTCGCGGCGGCGCCCGTGGCGTGGACATCCCGAACAGCGGTTTCATCCGCGTCGGCTCGCGCCTGCAAAAGGGCATCCCCTTCGTGCGCTACATGAAGGCCATGGTGCAAGCCAAGGGCATCCTGCCGCTGGCACAGCAGATCGCGGAATCCAATCCGGTCTGGAAGGAAACCAGCCCCGAGGTCGGCATGGTTCTCAAGGCCGCTGTGGCTGCTGGTGACACCACGACCTCTGGCTGGGCATCGGAACTGGTTTACAACCAGCACCTGTCCAGCGCGTTCCTGGAGTACCTGCGCCCGATGACCATCATCGGCAAGATCCAGAACATGACCCCGGTTCCGTTCAATGTGCGCTGGGGCACGCAGACGGGTGGCTCCACCGGTTACTGGGTTGGCCAGGGCGCTCCGGTGCCCGTGTCCAAGCTGACGACCGGCAGCGACAGCCTAGGGATCGCGAAGGCTGCAGGCCTGGTCGTGCTCGACAAGGAACTCATCATGAGCTCCAACCCGAGCGCCGAGGTGCTGGTCCGCAACGACCTCGCCAAGACCATCAGCCAGTTCCTGGACGTCCAGTTCATTGCACCTGACTACGCGGCATCGGCCAACGTCAGCCCGGCGTCTATCACCAACGGCGTGGACCCGACGGCAGCCAGCGGCACGGCGGCAAGCAACCTGCGCACCGACGCGCAGAACCTGTTTGCCACGTTCGACACGAACAATCTGGAAGGTCCGGATTTCGTGTGGATCACCACGCCGAAGATTGCTCGCGCGATCTCGATGATGCTGACCTCATTGGGCGAACAGCTGTATCCGACCGTGACCCCGTTTGGCGGCACCTTCATGGGCTATCCGCTGATCGTTTCCGGCTCGTCGATGCAAGTCGGCTCGCCGGTCACGAACGAGGGCAATCTGCTGGTGCTGTGCCATGCGCCCAGCATTGCGATGGCCGACGAGGGCGGCATCACGATCGACGCCAGCGAAGAAGCCGCGATCCAGATGCTGGACAACCCGACCAACACGTCCACTGGCAGCACCACTGCCACGACCATGGTGTCGATGTTCCAGACCAACAGCGTGGCGCTGCGAGCAACCCGGTTCATCAACTGGAAAAAGCGCCGCACCTTCGCCGTCCAGTACATCAAGGACGCGAACTACACCTCGTGATCGGTGGTGTGACGAAACAAGGGGCTGCTCGAAAGGGCGGCTCCTTTTTACTGGAGAACGACATGCAACGAACCTGCAAAACTGCGCACTGGTACGGCGGTAAAGAACGCACACCGGGCGAGAAATTCGACGTTGATCCCCAGGATCTGGAACTTGAAGTTGTTTCTGGCCGCGTCGAGCGCGAGCCAGGCGACAAGGCGCCAGGATGGATGCCGCGCGATATGGCCGCACAGCAGGGCTACATGACGCGCGACATGACGGCACAGCCGAAGCGCGCCTACAACCGCAGGGCTGCGTGATGCGGATCCTCGGCTTTGAAATTACCCGGCAGAAAGCCATGTCTGCAGTGCCGAGCACGGGCGGATGGTTCGGGGTGGTCCGCGAGTCGTTCGCGGGCGCATTTCAGAGCAATGTTCAAGTCGATGCTCCTCGCAGCATCCTCGCATTCTCTGGTGTGTTTTCCAGCGTGACGTTGATCGCCGGGGACATCGCCAAGCTCGATGCTGATTTGGTCGAGGAAATCGATGGGATTTGCCGGCCAGTGATCAAGACCTCGCCATATTGGCAGGTGCTGCGCAAGCCGAACCACTTTCAGAACTGGATTCAGTTCATTGAGCAGTGGGTGATTTCCAAGCTGCTCTATGGCAACACCTATGCGCTCAAGGAGCGGGATGCGCGCGGGATTGTGACGGCGCTGTACATCCTGGACGCGCAGCGCGTGACTCCAATGGTGGCACAAAGCGGCGACGTCTATTACCAACTGAACGCGGATCATCTGGCGGGACTGCCATCCGCCATGACGGTCCCTGCATCGGAGATCGTTCACGACCGCATGAATTGCCTATGGCATCCGTTGGTCGGTATCTCGCCCATCTATGCCTGCGGGATGTCCGCAACGATGGGCAACCGCATTCAGGCCAACAGCACCAAGTTTTTCGACAACATGAGCCGCCCGTCTGGCGTGCTCACGGCGCCGGCCAAGATCAGCGATGAAGTAGCCGGACGTCTCAAGCGTGATTGGGAAGAGAATTTTTCAGGCGCAAAGGTTGGCCGCGTGGCTGTGCTGGGCGATGGCCTGAAATATGAGGGCATGAGCATCGCCGCCGTCGATGCCCAACTGATTGAACAGCTCAAGTGGACCGTCGAGGACGTGGCGCGGTGCTTCCATATGCCGCTATTCAAGATCGGCGCTGCGCAGCCTGTCAGCGGGCTCAGCATTGAAGCGCAGCAGCAGCTCTACCTTAATGACTGCCTGCACATCCTGATTGAAGCTCTTGAGGAATCGCTCAGCCTGGGCCTTGAACTCAAGGACGGCTATGAGGTCGAGATCGACGAGGGCGGACTCTTGCGCATGGACAAGGCGTCGCAGTACGACGCCTTGAACAAGGCCGTCTCCGGTGGTTGGATGGCGCCAAATGAGGCGCGCGAAGAGGTCGATCTGCCGCCTGTTGATGGCGGTGCATCGCCGATGATTCAACAGCAAAACTACAGCCTTGCTGCGTTGGCCAAGCGGGACGCAAAGGACGATCCATTCACACCAGCCAAAGCCCCAGCGCCAGCCACAGAGCCTGCAGCGCTACCGGCCCCGGCAAAGCAGTTCGACGTCTCTGAGTTCGTCAAGGCGCTCGGAAATCTGGAGTTGGCGGATGTCTGACCGGGTGGTAGTGCACCACGGCGCGAACGGTCTGAATGGCCTGGACGGGCGCGACGGGAAATCAGCGTATCAACTTGCTGTGGCCGGTGGGTTCACTGGGACCGTGGAACAGTGGCTCAAGAGCCTGCGCGGGCCTGCCGGGGGACAGAAGGGCGATAACGGGCAGGATGGTCGAGAGGTCGAACTCAAGCGCTCCGAGACACATCTTGCATGGCGGTACGTGGGCGATGAATCGCTTACCGATCTCCTGCCGTTGGCCGACATCAAGGGTGCCGACGGCATCAATGGAAAAGATGGCGCACCAGGAAAGAACGGGCGGGACGGAAAAGACGGGGCTGACGGCAAGGACGGGCGAGAGGTCGAACTGCGCGCGGATGCCGAGTGGATCCAGTGGCGCTACGTCGGGGATGACGCCTGGATTGATCTTGTCCCGCTCGAACTGCTCAAGGGCAAGGACGGGCGTGATGGTAAGGACGGTCGCCGCGTCGGTGTAGCTGGTGGCCTACCCGCGTCAAGCACGACAAGCGCGCGCGAGATCGAACTGCGCAACAGCGGCACCTACATCCAGTGGCGCTATGTCGGTGATGCGGCATGGACGGACCTTGTTGCGCTGGCCGACATCACGGGGGCGCCTGGCGCAGATGGCGCCGACGGAACCATTGCGACCGTCTATCACGGCGCGACAGCAGGAACTGACAGACCTGATGTTGACGGCATCGTGACATGGGTCGGATCTGTAGAGCCGACAAACGCAAGCAACAACGATATCTGGGTCAACACGGCCTGATAGGTGGAAAAATGACCATTTCAAGCGCACCCGCATCAATGACCGATGAATGGGAGGTGACGTTCTTGCCGTTCCCGAACAAAGAGACCGTGGGCGCTTGCACCGTCTCGCGCGGCGGGTTCACCTATTCTGGCTCGCTGAATCACGACATCCCTGAGACGGTCAAGGAGTTTTGGGATGAGGCGCGCCGGGCTGAGGCGGAA